TTGGTGTTTATATTACTAGTTTACAAATGGACAGAGCAAGACTTAGTGATAGTAGTTTTGTTAGTAAAATAAACTTACGTGAAAAAGAATTTGACAGCGATACTAACAGCTATATATCTCAACAAGCTAAGGGTTATACTGTTGAAAGATTGCATCCTACTCCTTATACTCTGGCAATAAACATAGATGTTTGGAGCACCAGCACTGAGCAAAAGCTACAAATACTAGAACAAATCTTTATGCTGTTCAACCCAGACTTGGAATTTCAAACAACAGACAACTATGTCGATTGGACAAGTTTAACAACGCTGTATTTAGAAGATATAAATTTTAGTAGTAGAAGTATACCGGTAGGAACACAAGATGATATTGATGTTGCTACAATTGGCTTTACTGCACCTATATACATTTCGCCACCGACTAAAGTTAAAAAACTAGGAATTATTACAGATATTATAACAAGTGTATTCAACACAGAACAAGGCACAGTTAGTTTAGAAGGATTTAATCCTCCTACAGATTCAGATCAAGGCGCAGTAAGTGGTACAACTGTACTACCAGACGGGTCAATTGTGACCAACGGTAGTGCAAGTGTTGGAAACGGACGACTGGATCTTAACAACCCTCTTGTGACAAGTTATAGAAACTTTGATATTATTGTACAAGAAGAAACTGCACAGCTTGCATTGAATCGAAAATTGCGTGTAGGCGAAGTAAATTGGCTGAATATATTAGAAGCTGAACTACCTGCAAGATTTCAACCAGGAATAAGTCAAATTAGAATTCGTAGAGCAGAATTAAATACCGAAGTTGTAGGAACGTTTGCACTTAAATCAGGCGATGATTTTACTATAGAAATAGTTTGGGATACAGATACTTTACCTAGTAATACTTTAATAGAAGGACCAACTAAAACTGACGGAACAATAGATTATATTGTTAATCCGATTGATTTTAATCCTAGTAGTGTAAAAACAGTTGGCACACGTATAATATTATTAGGGCCATTAGGATTTAAAGTTGATAGAACTTTTGAAGCAACATACAGTGATAACAAAATCCATACCGATTTAGACTTTAATATTTTATCAAGTTCTCTTGGAGATCGTATTGGCGACGAAACAGTCACAAGTTTTAATGTTTATGTAAACGGATTAGCTGTAGAAGCAACAGGTTCTAATGCAGGTGATAAATTCCTAATTACATTAGATGTTCCTTACAATGCAGGCGACGAAGTCAAGTATATTTTAAATTTAAATGAAGACGGTGCAGCAGCGTGGAAGAATGCAGATAATAGCGATTTTGTTGCAGATGCAAATGATATAGTTGAGTGGGACGGATCTAAATGGGATATTATTTGGGACGGTAGTACCAATAACGAAACTACATATGTCACAAATATAACAACTGGACAACAATACTACTGGAATAATTATTATTGGCAAACTGCAATAGACGGATATTATCCAAGAGGCACATGGAGTATAACACTGTAAGATAACTATTTTTATGAATAGTATTATATGTAGCGGTGCTTTGTTTTATTCACTACAGACAAAAAGATTTTTATTTCTTCATAGAACACAAAGTAAAGCAAAGAATCTCTGGGGATTAGTTGGCGGAACTAATGAGGGCGAAGAAACTCCTTGGGAAGGGTTGCAACGTGAAATTTCTGAAGAAATAGGACATGTGCCTGATATTAAAAAAACTATACCATTAGAAACTTTTATTAGTAGCGACGAGCACTTTCATTTTCACACATATCTATGTGTAATAGAAAAAGAATTTATTCCACAATTAAATTCAGAACACGACGGATATGCATGGGTAAATTTTGGCTCATGGCCAAAGCCATTACATCACGGTTTACAAAATACACTTAGAAGTAAAATTAATCAAAATAAACTAAAAACTGTTTTACAAGTTATTGATATAATTTCTTAAATTCATCTTTTAACCATTCAAAATCATTAATTTTTACCAACTCTTGTGCATTGTCTTTGTTGTCTTCTCCAAAAGCTCTGCCTGCTTTTGCTCCAGCAATAGCTGCTTTGCCAAATGGTTTATCGGCGCCTCGAGTACACCATGCATCTAATCTAAATTCTGTTTCGTCGTCTTTTTGTCTAGCAATAGTTCTACTTGAAAGTTTTGCACATTCTCTAAATCCACTGCGCCATGCACTAAAAGAATCTGTGTTGAATACACTTGTGTTGCTCATTTCTTCTATACCTTTAAACTTATCACTAATACTTGTTGTCATGTCAGTAGTAGTTTGATCTAAGTTTCTAGTTAGATTAGTGGGTAATAATTTAACACCGCCGTATCCGTAAACAAGTCCGTTAATTGGATTTAAACTTCTCCATACATGCACAGTATCTTTACCATCGATGTCATAAGCAGGTACATAATAATTAAAATCAAATCCGTCAATTATTTCTGCATCACCGTCAACTACCCAGAACATGTCTGTTTCAACTAACTCAGCTGCACGTTTATGTGCTGCATGAATGCCTTTGATATCCATAACTCGTTTTGCTCTTGGAAACGTTTCGCTTAATAAATCAAAATTATCATCTGCATTAGGTTCGCCATTACTAATAAAGACAATATCATAAGGCTTGGGCATACTGCCTATTTCTTTATATTCTTTTTTAGTGACAAAGAATCTATAATCAATTTCACGTTGACTAATATTTAATTTTTTATTAGTAAGAGCAATGCCGTCAAAGTAGTCTCCATTTTTCCATACATGATTAATTTTACGTTCATATTGATTATGATGCGTAATATTAAAGTTCCAGTCAAAATTGTCTACAGGTAAGAAACTATCATTTACCATCCAAAATAAATCATAGTTGCAATCTTTTTTTGCATTTAAATAATCTTGGTAATTGTTTACTGTATAGATAGGATAAGGTTTAGGTGTACTTGCTACAACTTCGTGTTCTTTCTTTTTAATTAAAAATCTATGCTCAATTTCTTTTTCACTTACTAGAACGTTTTTACTAAACAGCACAATACCGTCATAGTTTTCGCCATTTAGAAATACATGATTTATATTTCTGTCATATGTATTATGATGATCAAAGTACAAATTGAAATCAAAATCTTCAGCAACTTCTACATCACTTGGTACACTCCAAAACATTTCTGTATTGCAATTATATAGTGCTTCGGTATAATCTTCATAACTGTCAATAGTAAATTTCTGATAAGGCTTTGGAGTACTTGCTACAATTTTGTGTTCTTTTTTGTTTACATAAAATCTGTGTTCAAATTCTTTTTCTGTGATTTCTGCTTTTGCACACATTAGTACAATACCGTCATATGATTCACCATTGAGAAACACATGATTGGTTTTCATATCAAATGATTCTTGATCGTGAAAGTATTTGTCCCATGTAAAATCTTCGGCAATATCTACATCATTTGGTATAACCCAAAACATATCACTGCTGCAAACATCTAATGCATTTTTATATTCGTCGTATGTATCTATCTTAAACTTTTCAAAATCTTTAGGCATACTTGCAATTGTGTTGTGTTCAATTTTTTCTTTTATATCTCTAAAAAGTATTTCTTCTTCTGATACAGGTTTGGTTTTACTAAACAAAAACACACCATTATAATTATTTCCATTTAGCCATGCATGGTTAGATTTTTTATCACTACTGTGATGACTAATATAATAATCAAAATTAAAATCGCTGTGTATAATAATTTGATTGTTATAACCCCAAAACATATCTGTAGTAGTTTTTTCGATGGCTTCTAAATAATCATTATAATTGTTTATTTGAAAAATATCATATGGCTTTGGATTACTTGCCATAATACGTACTTCTTTTTTATTTACAAAAAATCTATGCTTTACTTCTTTGTCAGTAGCATTATATTTTTTTGGTAATAGTACAATGCCGTCTAACTGATCAATGTCTCCGTTTCCAAATACATGCGGAATATCATAACTCCACTCGTCTGGTACATAGCTAAATTTAAATGTATCTCTGATCATAGTATCGTCGTATACTACCCAAAACATATCTGTAAAACTTCGCTCATTGGCTTGTGTAATATTATCAACTACTTGTACATCAAAATTTCTTTCAATTAATTTATTTAAAACAGTTTTGTCTTTGCCAATATAAAATATTTCAAACTTGCCTGTTCCCATTGTAGGATCGTAATGTCCACAGATATGTGCATGTTTTTTAATTTCGTAATCACCAGGCTGCGTTGGAACTAGTTGTACCATGTCCCAGGACTTTACATCTCGACTTTTTTCAAACACATAAGGAAATGCATGTATTGCAACATCGTCATTTTTATTTGGTCTGTAAAACCAAGGAAAGCTATCGTATACTTTTAAAGTTGGATCTACTAGCCAGACATACTTACTGCGGTCTTGCCACTCTGATATTTCAGTTTTGTTGTGTATAACTGGATATCTTTCAAAGATATGATTTTTTAAATAATCCTGCCCGTTGTGCATTGGATTACCAAAACGTTCGAATCTATCTATTGCTTTCATAATTGATTAGCCTTTATTCCTATGTGTGCAAGTTTAATATCTGCATCAACGTATACTTCATAACCGTGGTGCATTGCTTGATTACAAAAGTATATATCCTCGCCGCTGTGTGTATCTAAAGTTTTATTATATTCGTGTGCAAACCAGGGCTTGGGTAAATCTTCAAATACTTGTCGTGTGACTAACATACAACCCATACCTACTGCCCAAACTTTATGCAACCCATTACTAATATCAAGTCTTTCGTTTGTATCATTTGGATTTGTAAATGCAACAGTACGATACGGAGCGTATCTTGTGCTATATGTTGCAGCAACAATATCTTTTTTATGAGATAACAGATCTAATACAACACTTGCTGGAAAGTACATATCACTGTCTAACCATAGTAAATGTGTAGCATTGCTGTCCAGTGCTTCTTTTGCTAACTGAGTACGTGATTCACAAACTACACTGCTACTTACAATGTGCAAGTTCCAGTCTATTGATAATTTTGTCAAGCGACTAGTTAGATTTGCTAAACTTTTTGCAAATACTGTGTGGACTTTGTCGCCTGCTGGGACACAAATACTTAATTGCATTAGAGCATTGTGTTTGGAATTGTTTCCTGATTAAGATCTTTTTCAGCACCAATTGTTAATTGATTCCAATCACGTGCAGAACCTGTTGCAACTTTTACGCACTCTTGAAAGTCGTCAGCTGATAAACTTGCCATTTTAATCATGTTTTCTGGCTGCACTTTTCCAAGTGTAAGCAAGTCTGCACCTGCTGCTCTTCCAAGTTTTTGAATCCAGTGCAATCTGTCATCGTCATTTGGAATGTCCATTTCGTTAATTGCAGTTTCTACTTCTGCTGTAAGATCGCCAGCATCTAATGTAGCAAGTTTTGCAAGTTTACGTGCCTTGGTATATTCTTGTGCTAGATCTACATTTAAAATTTCGTATAGTGTTTTCATTGTGTGTTCCTTAAGGTAAAATTGGAAAATAGTATCCGCCAAATGTGCTGCTCATACTAATAGTAGTACCTGCACTAACACCGATATATGTTCCTAATACACTAATAGTATAGCTACTCGCAAAGCCTCCGCCAACAAAGTAATTGCGGATATCACTCATTGATATTGTACTGCCTGTTGCTGGTAATGCCATTACGAATCCTATTTATTATTATACAATAACACACTATTTACTTTGTGTCAATGAAAGATAGCCAATAAATTGGCTACCCTATTATTTATCTAGTAGTTTTTGCACCATTGCTTTTAACTCGTCGATTTCTTTCTGTTGTTCTTTGATTGCTTCAATTAGAACTGGAGCAATACGCTCATACTTAACAGTTAAGTAATCTTCACCACTTCTACTGTTGCCATCGTCGTCTAAGTCAAACGGCGCCGGAGCAACTGCTTCTGGTAGTACTGCTTGAACTTCTTGTGCAAGTAAACCAACTTCACGCTTTTCAGTATCAACATCTAGTCCCCACTTGTGGCCTTCAGCTGTCCAGTTATAAAGAACACCATTTAATGCTTTGACTTTGTCAAGTGCATTTGGAATGTTTTCTACATTGGTTTTAAGTCTAGCATCCGATGAGTACGCTGTAACTTCGCCCGGGAATAGTGTATTACCACTGCCATTTAAAATAGTTGCAGTTCTTGTTAGTGAACTAAACACTCCAGTGTACTGTCTGTGATAGTGCGGTTCTGTGCCATCGTCTCCTGTTGCAACTTCTAAATAACCTGCGTTTGACCCAGTCGCTGCGCCACCAAATCTCCATTGATCGTTGTCGCCCATTGTACCTTGTGTACCACGGAATGCTGTACCACTGTTTGAGAATATCTGTGTTGCAGTTGATGTATGAGCACCATTTGTTCTCAAGAATGCTGTGCTATCAAGTCCATCTAGTGTATTAGCATCATCAGCACTAATACCTGTTAAGCCACTACCATCACCTGTAAAGGAATTAGCAGTAATATTACCAGTAATATTAATAGTACCGGCACCAGTGATTGTTCCACTGAAACTATCATTAGCATCGCTACGTATGAAACTTCCACTACTAAGGCCATCTAACTCGTCTGCATTTAGTCCACTGCCTGCGCCGTCGTTGCCGGCATGCCAAACAGTGTATGTATTTGCACCATCGTTAAATTTAAGACCAGTTGATCCGTTGTCAATTTCGAGTCTAGTATTACCACCTTCGTTGACAATTTGAATCTTGTCGCCGCTGTCTGCGTATTGTATATAACCTCTACGATCTGTTGCTTGATAGAAACTAATGTATGGCGAGCCACTTGCACTTGTGTCTGCTAAACGAATCATCTCATCGCCTGCATGACTCATAGTAAGTAGTGCTGTCATTGTATCAGCTTCGTCGCTACGTAAGAAACTTGCTCCGTTAATACCATCTAATGTTTCTGCATCTACATCAGTGAGTCCACTACCATTACCAGTAAATGTGCTTGTACCAATGTTAACATTGCCAAAGCCACTTGTAATCTGGCCTGCATCCAATGCGCCTGAACCGGTTAAGTTGCTATAAGTACCTGTAATACGTGCGTTTGGAACAGTACCTGAACCTAAGTTTGTTGCATTTAACGCTTGAATACCACTGCCGTTTGAAGTATTTAAACTACCAGCATATACATCTCCTGCAACACCTAGGCCGCCACCTACACGTACAGCACCAGTTGTAGTATTTGTTGCAGCACTAGTATCAGTAAATGTTTTGACACCAGCCATACTTTGGTTGCCGCCTAATCGAGCTCCGTCAACAGTTCCGCTATCTAATTCACTTGCATTTAGTGTTGTAAGTCCACTACCGTTGCCAGTAAATGTACTAGCGCCAATGTTGATATCGCCAAAACTAGTAGTAATACTACCAGCTGCAAGTTGTCCTACACTTGTTAGACTAGATGCTACAACACCCGATCCTAATGTAGTTGCACTAAGAACATCGCTGTTATTAATACGATAGACTTTAGCATTAGCAATGTTTACATTTTCACTAAACTGCCATGCCGCATTAGTCACATTATACAACATAGTTTTATTAGTATCACCTAACAATGTAATGCCGCCACCGTTTGCAGTAATATCTGTTGGTGATGCAACATTGCCTAATTCAATGTTTTTATCTTCAACTATTAGTGTTGTAGTGTCGAGTGTTGTAGTTGTACCGTTGATTGTTAAATCGCCTTCTACAACTAAATCGCCTGCAAAATTTGCAGTACCAGTTGTAAATGCAACTGTAAACTTATCCAATCCATCACCAAATGCTAAATTACCAGTTGCACCAATTTGCATACGTTGTACATTAGCAGTAAAGAAATCTAGTTGATCGTTGTCATCACCAGATGCAGTTTCTGCTCTGATAAATGTATCTTGATCAATATCTTTAACGCCGCCTAGTGTAGCCCATGCTGTGCCATCGTATCCTTCAAATGCAACATCGCTTGAGTTAAAACGTACTTGACCTGTTGTGACAGGAACACGTTGTCCTGATTCACCCGGACGTTCTGCAGTTGTACCTACTGGTACTTTAATAGCAGTTGTATCTGTAAAGTCAGTGTAGCCATTTAACTCAGTATCGCCGTATGTGTCAATTCTCATACGCTCTGTTGAAGTATGCTGTAAGT